TCCCCCCAGCAACTAAATTACGGCATCTTGCAACAGCTGGTACTTGCATAGCCAAAGCTCGATCTAGTGGGCCATATCCAAAAGCATTTCCAACACCACCATAAGTGTAGCCATCATTCATAACGGCAGGGGCGTATTGCGCTTGTACGGTTTTGTTATTATTTGTAATACCCAAAGCAGACAATAGACCCATATAGGTATTATATACCATAAATCGGACTATTGGTGCAAGTTAGACAAATATTTGTGCGGTTTGTTGTGGCTTTGTTAATTGACTTACAACCATAGCCAGTGATATAGCGGCTGTGACATCGCCAGCAGATTTTCTGCGTATTATGCGCCAGCCAGCATCGTTAGTCTTAGCTGCACAGTTATTTAAATGCTGTACTAGCTCTGCTTGGCCAGAATGAACCACACGGCTATTAGCCAAGCCATCGGCAAGGTCTGAGCACGCCTGGTAAAACGCTTGGCCTGATACATCGACCATACGCCATCCGCTTTGCTCTAATCTTGTGGCAATAGTTTGCGTGGCGTACTTGTCATAACAAATTGTGGTCGGGTGATATTTTCTAGCCCACTCATTTATATCGCTAGCCATCTTAATTTCATCTATTGCTATATCGCTATACCAAAGCTGTGCCAAGCCAACTGCAATCTTTCCGTCTTTCATTTGACCCATAACCAAAGCACCTGATCGTCTTGTTGGTGCAACATCAAAGGCCATAATAGTTTGTGGTCCTACAGGTATTTCTAAACTGCTATCGCTGCATTGCTGAATAGATCCGTAAGCGAATGGGCTCACTGTGCTATCTATCCACTGACAAAGCATTTCGGTTCGGGTGGCTTCTATTGTGTTAGTGCTTACAGATTCTTCTAATGTTTGTTCAGTTATTAAATGGCCCAAAGCAGGGTTAGCCAATGCCCACGCCTTCTTGTCATTTATCTTGCAGTGTTGTGGTGCGCTGTACTCATAAAATCCTAAGTTTTCTGGTGGATAAGATAAACAACGCTCTCTCAAATCATTTAATACTGTACTAAACCCATCACCAGCATTACTTGTCATTAAAGTCATCGCATTAGGCCTTGCACGTGTGGTTGGTAATGCAGCTGTAAAGGCTTCCTCTGTCCATTCTCTTAATTCATCAATATATAAAAAATCAGCGGTCTTACCACGTGGCGCATCTCTGGTAGCAGCTGCAATTTCATACCTAGCACCATTTAGCAAGCTGATAGATTCCTGGCCATTAGCCAATCGAATCTGTCTTACTTGGTCTTTTAAAAATTGATTATCTTCTATTGTAAATGCAACTTGTCTAAAAGTATCTAATGCCATATTTCTGTTAGAAGACATACCTAAAACATTCTTAGAGCCCCAAAGAAATAAATGGCTCAGGATAAGCATACGAGCCAGGTGTGTCTTGCCATTCTGACGTGCAACCAATACTAGAGCTGTTTTCTTGCGCCAGTTATTGTCATCATCTACAGATAACAAATCATCTAGCACCCAACGTTGCCAGGGTATTAAGGGTAAGCCTATTTTGTCTGCTAGGTCAGACACTTCCTGCGCTTTAGACCTACCCTTTAATAGTGGCGTGTGGATTCTAGGCTCGGTGCTGCCAATTAGCCCGACCCCTCGTTTGATCGGGATTATTTCCGCATCATTTTGCATCGAAGTCTAGCGTATCAGGTTTAATAAAGGGTGAATCTGGAACGGTTCGGACCGTCTCAGGGAGAGAAGGTTTGAAAAAGACAGGGGGGGTCGCCTTGCTGCTAAAAAAACGCCCACCTTTACGGCTATTACAGCTCTTACACATCGACTGTAAATTATCTGGTGACCACATATCACCGCCTTTAACACGTGGCACTATATGATCCACTGTGTGTGCTGGCCCATTACATATTGCACACTGCCATCCATCACGATCTAATATGGTAATGCGTAACTTAGCCCACTTACCACTGCCTAATGCTTTATCTCTCAATGCCATCCTTTAATCTTGTAATGCTCTAATGCTTTACACATAGAACCATATCTATTGTTATTGTACTTAATACCCCACTCTACTTGCTTAAAGCCATTTACTGTACTAAGCCATTTAGATCTACCTTGTGGTATGCCATAATGACTACCATTCTTAGCTTTAGGATTCCACCTAGATTCTTTGTAATACAACTCATCTAAGCAATAGAACTCATCTAAGTTATTAAGCTGTATGAAAGCCCACTGACGATAATGATTTGTGGAATAAGCTGCAACGGAATCAGTCTTTACAAAGCAAAGATTCACTATGAATAGAGCGATCCCAACTAGCCAGCACCTTGCGAGCTTTCCCTTGCGGGCTCGCCTTGTGGCTTTGTGAGCCACTGCTTCACTAGAGCCTAGCATCATAAGTCAAACTCCTTTATGCGTAAATGATTAAATCGTCTCAATATGTGAGATGTGATTTACAACACACTATGCGTAGATCATCTGTGTCAATCCAAGTCTCATCCCAGCCAGCCATACTCATATAGACATCCACCCTCCGTAATCAGCATTAGGATTAGCTGCTAACCATTCTTGGCGCAGCTTGTTTTGATAGGCCCAATCAATGTTGTGGTTATGGCCTTCATCGCTGCACATTATTTTGTTGCAATCAACTGACAAGTGTGGCAGACCACGGCAATGAACTTCCAACTACCACACTTATCACATCTGGATATATCGCTATCTGGTATATCCAAAGCCTCAGCTATATTTTTAACACCAACGCACCCACAATCCATACACTGATAAGCCTTAAATCCATCTGGCATATCTAATTGATCGAGCCATAAGAACTCGGTCTTGCGACTGCAACCATTACATTTAAACTGTGTGTGCATTATGGTAAACTCCTTATTGCCTACAATGGCATTGGGTACAAACCAAATACTGACCATCGTGTAATAACCTGTCGTCATTACAGGCCATACACTTATCGCTTGTTGGCTCTATGGTTATCTTGTCATTTTCGAAACGTGCTAGATAACCTGAGCCATCAATAATTTCTAAATATCCCATTTACTCACCCCCCTTCAGCAAGATTTTGCATTTTTTCAACATCCAGCAACCATTGTGTAAAATACATATGCAGCAAAACGGCAGATAAATAATCAGCGTTTTCATTACATAAATCATCAAGTGGTACTGGATTTTTTATCTGTTCTGTGTTAATGCGCACTAAAGCCATCATCGATTTATGGATTAAATTACAAGTATCGATTAAAGCGTCATTAAAATCTAAATCCATTGTATTTTGTATTTTTAATGGTTTATACAAAGGTTCTTTTAGAATTTTCTTTGTTAGCTTGTTTTGAGATATTTGCTTTTTTAACATTATTCACCCCCATCCCAATACCACGAGCCCGCAGCTGTAAGTTTGTGCCAGCGGGCATCACATTGATCATCTTTGGGTGCGCTGCAAACATAACCAAAATAAGGTTTACCTGTCTTAGCTGTGCCTTCTTTAAGAATCATTGGGCCGTGCTTACATTCTTGTTGCTTAGGTGGTAAAGGTATTGCTTCTACTGCATCACCTATCGACCATACAGTTGGCTCTTTTTTATCTTGTTCAAATGATGCACGTAACACATTTTCTACAGCTCTAGCACGTGTGCCTGGCGGTGAATAATTTGTAACCTTAGTCATTTCTTCTCGACTAGCCCTTTTTCCCTTAGCCGCATAACCCGCATTTGCAAGTGCTCGGCCGATCGCTGAAGTCTCAGCATTCTCCAATGCAGAAGTTGAATTAACACCCCGATCACTAACGCTCTCGCTAGCAAGTCCAGTCGAGCACGGGTTCGCATCGGCTTCCGTCTTAAATAATTGAGCACTAACAATGTATCTAGTGTCTGTGGCCTGCTCAATTTTTGTGAATATTCTTCCATCTGGGTAATCCTTCCACCATTTTTCTAGTCGGCTTTCGACTGTTTCGTAATCTTGTAAATTAAATGCCATTAATCATCCCCCCAGGTAAATGAGACATCGAGCTCTGCTTCCAGCACTGTCTGGTATATCGAAATGTAAGCAATAGCGTCTTTGATTGAATCTGTGTGATTTGGAGATTCACTAATCCGAGAAACCTTGACGAGTGCCATACATAATGCGACTTGGCTAGGTGTAACTGGATGGTCGAGGTATGCTGACCAAAGCTCACTGATCCGTTTATGGTTTGTGTAAGGGTGACCATAGAGCGTTCCGCGTGTGTGAACCAAATCGACAACATCGGCTAACAGCTTCTCAGTTTTTGTCATAGTCAAATACCTGGTCTGACTTTGCTTTGTTGTCAATCATACGACGGTGCATATCCCAGCCATCTTTACGGCCTAGCCAGTAATATCTAGTTTCTGCATTTTCTTTAACTACGTTAATTAACCAGCCAACCATCAATACACCGATGGATGCATAACACACTGCGTAGAATATATCCACTGTAATCATATAGCCCTAACTGTGCGCACATACTTTGTGGCACGGCCATAGTGTTGCATCTGTGTATGACTTTGTGGATTATTTAGGGGCAGAATTAGATAACGATTTGGTAACGATGTTACCCGTAGTACCTGCCCAAAGCTGTAAATGAGCCATCCTTATTAACTGGCACTAACGTGGGTGTTAGCGTCTTACCCTCGGACTCCAGTATAGCAAAACCATTCTGCCAATTAGCGCTGTTATAGCGAATATAGCCCGCTTTCTTGCGATCCATAAGGTTACCTACCTCACAGCCATATAAGGCCCTGTAATGGCCGTTTACGCCCTCTGTGTAGGCACTTAAACCAAGCCTGTGGGAATGTCCCGCTAGCACAGATTTACCAAATTTCTTGGCTAAATTTAAGGCCGTAATGCCTGCGTGTTGGCTCATATTGCCCTCATCTCCGTGGCATAGCACCCAGTCGGGGTGGAATTCATAAGCCTTCCGATGGTAGGTCATGCCCATATCGGCAAAGCCCATAAAGGCTGGGTACTGTAGCTCAGGCAGATTTATGAGCCCTGGAACTTTTAATAAAGTGTTGTATAGGCGATCAGTATGATTACTGCGGATAATATGCATTTCTGGACTGTACTCACCGAGATCCCAGAGTATTTGCTTGCATAGCTCACGATCAGCGTGTAAATCTTCGCTATAAGCCAGAGGTGTTCCTTCACTCCATTTACTAATCGATTGAAAGTCAATCTCATCACCAACCACCAATACAGAATCAAACTTTTCCCGCCTTGCTAACTTGATAACATTCTTGACAGCTGCCTCGTGGTGATAAGGCACTTGCAGGTCGGATATTACTAACCAACGCTTAATCTTCATCCTCATCTGGAGTAGGGATAACTGGGATAATACCCTTGTCGCCTACGATCCAATCAGGCATCGATTCAGGGCTATCCATGAGATAAAGCGCAACGGATTCTGAGAAACCCGCTTTACGTGCTGCTTTAAACATCTCGTGTTTTGCAATGTAGAAAACTTCTAATTTATTTAATGGGTCGGGCGACTTACGCACTTTGCGCCTGCTTATTTTCTTACGCTTACGTGTAGTTGCCATAAGTAAAGGTTACTTCTTGTCCAGAAGAATACGCATCATCTCCTCTTGGCGTGTTTCAATTCTTGCTAAACGATCTGCAAGTGATGATCCAGCGTTAGGAGTTAAAGTCCAAAGCCATCCTTTAATAAGATAACGGAGACCCCCAAAGAAAGCGACCAATACGGCTGCGATACCTGCGGCAAAACCAGCCCACTCTGTCGGGCTCATTTCTTCGGAGTTGCATACCCAAAGACACCTGCTAATAATGCCCATAGAATTGACCGATAGTCAGCTGCGAAATTGGATGCTGCCCAGGCTGATAAGAATGCGCCTAGTGTTAGTACGTATGGATTTTTCATATTCATAACTTGCCCCCTAGTAGTGGTATGTCGAACGGTCTTCCGTCGAGGTCTCCTAGTTTTGTGAAACTGCAGTGCAAATGTTTTTTGTGCGGATTTATGCCTGTGTATTTCCGCCATCGCCAACCTAATTTAGAACTTGCGATCTTGGAGTTGTATATAACGTATGATATGCGTGGATCTGACTTTGCTGCGATTCGGATTTGGTCAGCCAAATAAGGAGCAAGGCTGTCGGAAGACTCCAACCTAGAATTAATATCAACTGCTCTGACCCACCCATCTCCGTCTGGATTATGATCCGATTTTCTGGCGGAATGGCGGCTATCGCCCAACCATCCTTCTGGACTTTTAGTACACCGATCTGGAAACCAGGTATCAACTTGATCTCTTAACTGAACTCCAGCTGCACATAATCTAGGCTTCAAGTTCAATCCAACTTAATGTTAATTCATCCCATATCCAATAACCATCGGTAGGCATAGGTGTTGGTGGTTGCCAATTACCTTTATTTCTAGTCCAAGATAAATAAGGTTTTATAGTATAGAAATATCCATCTACATAATCGCCACCAATAGATGCAGGATTATTTTCTGTGTATTCAATCCAGCCACTACTATCCCAAGATTTATCCGCGATAGATATGTTTAGAACTGTATTATTTTCATCAAGCAATGCAAACTTTTTCATATTGTTATGCTTCCATTAGAAGTCCATAAATAATAAGTGTTGCCACCAACTACAACTCTTGTGGGTGATCCAGTTGTTGCTGCTGCTGTGTAAGTACCTGAAGTTTTAAACATTACAAATCCTGCATATCCATTGCCGCCTTGGTTGATAAAATTGCTTGATCCACCACCAGACCCGAATGATGATGCACTTGTAGCTGCCCCACCTGTAGCACCGTTTCCACCGCCAGTACCACCAGTACCGCCACTGCCACCAGCTTGAGTACCACCACCACCGCCACTTGAAATAACTGTCATTCCAGTAAATGCAGCAAAATTGCCAGAAGTTAAATTCGCATCAATAGCAGTAAGTGTTAATCCTTGTCCACCATTACCGCCGCCACCTGCTCCACCATTAGCACCTGCAGTTGAAGCACCGCCTCCACCGCCACCTGCATAGGGCGGGCCAGATGTATAACCATTACCACCAGTATTTGTATTAGGGCCAGATGGTGTACCTGGTGTTGGTAAATCATTACCACCTGCACCGCTTGATCCTCCATTACCTGCAGCTGTTGAACCTGTAGCACCTGCACCGCCACCTAAAATTGATAATAATGAACCAAAACTAGAAGTACCGCCAGTACCGCCTGGGGTGGTATTGCTTGCTACACCTGCTCCACCTGCTCCAACAGTAATGCTATATGTATTGCCTAAAATTGGTGTGTAAGTAGTTGCGAAATTGCTGACTGCGCCAGCACCGCTACCGCCTCCACCACCGCCACCGCCTGATCCGCCAGCACCGCCGCCAACAATTAACAAATTGGCATTGATGGTAGGTGGTGCTACCAAGTTATAATTTAAGGCGCTTAATATATTTAACATTAACCAATAGCTCCTACTACATACCAAGCATTGGCAGCTGTTTTAATGCAAGCCGCTGTTTTGTATTGGCCTAAAGTTGGTTGTGCTGCGACTGTGCCAGCACTTAATACTGTTGTAGTGCCACTTGTTACTGCACTTATTGTGCAAGTTCCAGCACCTATATTCAAAACTGTAATAACAGTGCCTACTGCAAAATTGTATGTAGCATCGGTCGGTAATTTAAATGCAATAGCAGTTGCTTTATTCATTGGTATTAACTGTTGGTATTCATCACCACTTGCAGCTGTGTAATCGGCTGTCTTAGCAGTTTGTACTGTGAAGGCTGGTAGCCCATTCCACATAGCGGAAGTTACTACATCGCCCGTTGCGCCTGGCCAGGTTGGCATCTTATCTCCTTAGTATGAAAGTACGTTTTGTCCTAAGACACCGTAATCTACGTTGCCTAGTATAAACCCATCTATGACAGGTTCTAGCGTTGTAAACACCACTCTAAAGCTATTAGGTGTAATTATGTTTGCCACGCCAAAGATTTGCAAGGTTTTTTCCAGTTGTGAGCCACCAGGCTGGGTAGTAATAACCGTGATTGGATCAAAAAAGTCTAGGTTTAGGGCGGCTATGATGCCTGAATTATAGTCAGGGGTATATAGGTCAAGTTCAATAGCATCGCATCGAATGGTGGTCTCGGCACGGCTAGCCACATAGGCCCTGGCGTAATCTAGGGCTACGGCATCGGTCTGCATTAGCAGGTCCTGCAGGTTATATGAATGGATAAAATACTTAGATATAGATGCTGCATTGGTGGCTGTCTGAGCAACACCACCTGTCCTAGTAATAGATGCTGAATTGAAGACCAAAGTATCATCTAATTTCCATACAGCATTAACGTATTTAATGCCTGTGCCATCATCGGCAAATACTGTTGGTGTACCACCTATTGACTTGGTAGCAGTTTGTCTATCTTTAAACACAAACGATCCACTGAAATCTACATACACTGCGCCATATTCGCTATCCGCTACGGTCTGCATCGCACCTAATGAAGTCCTAGTAGTACCTGGATCTGCCTGTAATGTAGTTTGCCCTGCATCGATTGAGCGCATAGATGCTGGCCAACTGATTTGGTTTAATATCTGATTGATTCTTGTGCCTGATAAATCACCAGCACTAGCACCTGCCACTGTTGAAATCTGAGCATTCTGAGCCAAGCGCATAGCATCTACAGCTTGTATGGTTGTATAGGCAACCTCTGTGGCATCCTTTGGTTGGGTGTTTACATAGCTTGTAATAAAGCCTGAGAATAGAGGGTAAGTAACATTATTGTAGTTGGCAGTGATCTGCACCTTACGCATTGGTGTTAGCAAACCATAGTAAGGGCTTAGGGGATTGGTTGGGTTAAAATCGCCATTTTGATCTACTATGCGCATTGTTAGTGTGCCAGTTTGAAATTGATCTGCCTGAGCATTGCGCCCGCGCCTAGTATTAATTGAATCTACGACATCAGAGACATCAACAATCACTGCCGTTGCATCGCCCAAAACATTGGTGTCCAAAATACCTTGATCTAAAATAAGGGTTTGTGCAAAACTTGGCCCGGTGCTGAAATTGATGAAAGCGTTAATTGTTGGAATGGTCATGCCGGCAAGGCCCCTGCATAAGTAGTCAAACCGCCATAACCAATATTTTTTTCACCGCCCATTGATGGGCCTGTATTCACTGTCACCGCAATTGGAGATTTGATGTCATAATTTCTGTCGGGCTGCTGAGTGGGGTTGTAATCCACACCAGGAACCAAAGTTGGTGAACCGTTAGGCATTTTTGGAGGAATGTTTGTCAAAAAGTTTTGGTCATAATTTCTATCCATGTTTTGAGTCGGGTTAAATGTGACTCCCGGAATGCCTGTTCCATATTTTAACAAGGCAATCCCGGCAAGTCCTGCTGCACTAGCTAAATCGGCTAAGGCTTTGGCCGCATTTTTTTCTTGTTCTAACTTATCGGCCTGAGCTTTGACCAAGGCATCATTTGCAGCTTGAGCACTTTTGCCAGTTTCATCAAGAATGGCAATTTGAGCTCGAATGCGTGCTTTTGTCTCCTCATCAGTAGCTTGATTCAATGCAGCA